CCTATTTCAAGAATGGGGTAATAGAGGTATTCATTATTGGGAAGTAGGTTCTACTAATCTAGATCTCATAGAAGGTCAGGCAGATTATGATTTTTTTAGATCTAGTGATGATGGAACGTCAGCCACAACAACAGATCCAGCGAGCGTATTTGGTATGTCCGATGTCCTTGAGGCACAGTTAAGATCTAATAGAACACAGACAACTCAATCGGACAGCCCGATGACTAAAGTAGATAGATCCACATATGCAGGATTTTCTAATAAATTATCTAAAGGAACACCTAATCAGTATTGGGTAGAGAGATTTATAGATAAAGTTACGATACACATCTATCCCACACCAGACTCTTCAAACGCATCTAAAGATATGCATTTCTTTTTTATAAAAAGAATACAAGACATTGGAGATTATACAAACGCAACAGATGTGCCATTTAGATTTGTGCCTTGTATGGTATCAGGACTTGCATATTATCTAGCACAAAAATATCAACCACAACTCATTCAAGCTACAAAATTAGCTTACGAGGATGAGTTTGCAAGAGCTTTGGCAGAGGATGGTTCTGCTTCTAGCACACACATAACACCAAAAGCTTATTACCCAGGAGCATAATGGCAAAGTACGCAACAGGTAAATACGCAAAAGCAATATCAGATAGATCTGGTATGGAGTTTCCCTACAGAGAGATGGTCAGAGAATGGAATGGATCGTTTGTGCATGTATCTGAGTTTGAACCAAAGCAACCACAATTAGAACCTAAACCAATGAACGGTGATTCCATATCTTTGAGAAACGTCAGACCCGATAGAACAGAAACGGCTGTTCCTAACATATTACCGTTAAATGCATTTACAACAACAAATGGGTCTACAACAATATCTGTTAATGAGCCGGATCATGGTAGATCTACAGGAGATACTGTTAGATTTAGAGATGCAGGAGTTGTAGGCGGTGTTGCTGCGGCAACAATAAATCTGGCTGCAGGATACACAATCACAAAAACAAATGATGATAATTATACCTTTGCAACAGCCACAACATCTAGTATAACTGAGACAGGAGGAGGTGGTTTTGCATCAGCAGGACCTGTAACAGTAACGGCATGATTAAATGGATTAAAAATTTATTTTGTAAAATAA